ATCGCACCTGGCGAGTTCCGCGATGTCGACGTGGCTACAGGTTCGATCCGTGACAGTATTATGCCGTTACCGTACAAAGAACCATCGGCTGTATTACTCGCACTACTCGGTGGGTTGGTTGAATCGGGCCAACGCTTTGCGAGTATTGCCGACATGCAGGTAGGTGATACATCGGGACAGCAGCAGCCAGTGGGTACTACGGTAGCGATGTTGGAGCGGGGGACGAAAGTCATGTCCAGCATCCATAAACGAATACATAGAGCACAGAAAGCCGAGTTCAAAATCCTGGTTCGGTTGATTAAGAACGGCATGAGCGACGAGCCATACCCGTATTCTGTCGAAGGTGCGGATATGTACATTGTTAAACAGGACTTCGATGACAGGGTTGACGTTATTCCCGTGTCAGATCCGAATATCTTTTCTATGGCTCAGCGCATTATGCTCGCGAGTCAACAGTTACAAATGGCGCAATCCGCACCTGAGATCCATGATCTGAGAGAGGCGTATTATCGCATGTACTCTGCAATGGGTATTACGGACATTGAATCGCTCCTCAAGCCAAAAGAAGAGCCTAAAGATATGTCACCTGTTATGGAGAATCGTCGCGTACTGGAAAACAAGAAGCTGGAAGCGACGCCAGGTATGGATCATGCCGCACATATACAGGCACATATTCAATTTCTCAAAAGCCCTTATGTCATGAGTTCGATGGAATTCTCTGCGAACATGGTGCAAGACATTATGAACCATATTGTTTTTCTGGCAGAACAGGAAGCAGATAAGACAGGAGTAAGCCCGATACCGATTGAATTGAAACTGTTTGAAGAGATTATGCCACAGTTGTCACCACCGAATGGCCCAGATCTTGAAGCACTGCAAACAAGGCAGTTGGATATCGATGAGCAGGAGAATAAGGAAGATGCCGCTATCGATCGTGAACAGATGAAATCGAAAGAACGGATTGCGGATAACAAGAACATTACTACCTTAATAGCAGCGGAGAAGAAGCAGCAGTAACTATGGATAAGCTAAAGAAAATCCTGAAAGACTTGATTTCTAACAGGGAAGGGTTAGTATCGGCAGGTAATTGCAAGGACTACGCGGAGTATCGTGAAGCCATTGGCAACATATCAGGTCTAAAGTCAGCAGTACGCGAACTGGAAGACCTGCAAGATAAACGCAAACATACTGATGATTGAGGGTATGCATTATGGCAACAACAACCTCGTTTGGTTCATCTGAACCACTCGCCAGTTTTAAAGAGATAGATCGTGACGCAATTAGTATCCCCGAAGAAGAACTCCCTAACGAAGTCAAAGCAGAAAACCAGGCCGCTAAACTCCCCACCCCCAGAGGATGGAAAGTTTTGTTGGTCCCCTATAGTCAGCCTAAACGATCTAAAGGCGGAATTCACTTTGCAGAATCAACGATACGCACCGAAGAAATAGCAACATCTATTGGTTATGTGGTTGCACTCGGGCCAGAAGCCTACAGTGATGAAACGCGATTCCCCAGTGGGCCGTGGTGTAAAACAGGTGACTATGTAGTGTTCGGGCGGTATGCAGGCTTAAGGCTCTTAATGCGGGGTAACGATAATGATAACTTAAATCTTCGCATGTTAAACGACGATGAAATACTCGCCGTGTTACCTGGCAATCCTGAAGATTACGTGGGGGTTAGCTAATGTCTCCTAAACTTAACAACGAAGAAATTAATGACGCTTTAGATGACGAAGATCAAGGTACCGAGATCGAACTTGAGATTGATGATGATGAAGAAATTAATGCGTCAAAAATGGGAGCCTCGGATAATCCCAACGTAGCGGATCAATTAACCAAGACCGTTGAGCAACGCTACAACGAAATAATTGAAAGCGATGCGGAACTCAAAGAGTACACCAGTAAGAAAGTTGAGAAGCGTATCGGTAAACTTACCTATGACGTTCGAGAAAACGAACGCCAGATGAATGAAGCGATTACCTACGCTCAAGGTATTCAGAAAGAAAACGCAGAACTAAAAAGTCGTTTACAGAAACAGGATGGTGCGTTCATCTCTGAACACATGACTCGTTTAACTCGGGAAATGGAACAGGCTAAAGGGGATTTTCAAACGGCTTACCAGTTAAACGACCCTCAAGCGATGGGTGAAGCCAATGCAGCCATGGCTAAGCTCGGCGCACAACTGGCTAGTGCTGAAAGCACAGAACATCGATTTAAGCGCAAGGCAGAAGAAGCACCGGACCCTGTAGCGACTGAACCGTATCGACCGGCACCCTCGACAACCGCTAATCGACCACCCCCCGCTATCGATCCTAAAGCGGAAGAGTGGGCTGAACGTAATACCTGGTTTGGTCAGAACGAAGAACTAACTAAAGGTGCATTGACTATACACCGACAGCTCGTAACACAAGACGGGTACCTGCCACAAACTGATGCGTATTACGCAGAGTTAGATAACAGATTACGTCGTAACTATCCAAATGATGCACAGATTAATCAAGGTACTACTGAGGTAGATCTGGATAAACCATCGCTCGTAAGGAATAGTTCTGGCACTGTTACACCTGTTCCTTCGGGTCAAGGTATGCGTAAAACACGTAACAGCAACAAAGTAAAACTCTCTCCATCCCAGGTTGCAGTCGCTAAGAAGCTAGGTGTTCCGTTAGCAGAATATGCAAAAAGTTTGCTTGCGATGGATAATTCGTAGTATAGTATTCACACTTACAGACGAAAGTCTGCACAAGGTAACTTAAATGCCAAAGGTTGATTTAACAAGAGTACGACCAAAACCCCCCTCCAGAGCGGCTCGCTCTGCAAGCACTCGTGAAAGTGAAACACGCAGAAAACCATGGGAACCACCCGCAATGTTGGAAGCTCCCCCACCACCGCCCGGATACCATCACAGATGGTTACGAGCGGATATGTTGGGCGAAGCCGATAAGATCAATATGAGTAAACATCTACGCCAGGGCTTCGAAGTCGTGCGCGGTGATGATTATCCAGATTGGAATCTTCCGACAGTTGAAGATGGCAAACATGCAGGTGTAATTAGCGTAGGCGGATTAATATTAGGTCGAATCCCGATAGAGACTGTAGACGAACGTAATGCATACTATGCAGAAGTGACTCGCAATCAGATGTCGGGTGTAGACAATGAGCTTGCTGCTCAATCTAATTCCGTTATGCCCATCGGGGCACCAGAAAGGACGGCTAAAACGTCGTTTGGAAATCCCGAAAAATAACCTCGACTAGCGATAGTCGAATTCTGTCTGTTTATTTTTAGGAGAATTAGCTATGGCTAATGTCGATGCACCAAACGGGTTTACTCCCGTCCGTCACCTTTCTGGTGGCACTATTCGTATGGAGGAGCTACCGATTGCAAAAGAAACTGCAGCGGCTATATTCTCTGGCGATCTCGTAGAGTTATTGTCCACGGGTTATATCAAGGTAGCCACGGCTACTACCACTCAACATGTAGGCGTATTCGCCGGTTGTTCATTTACGAACGCTTCTGGTGAAGTTGTCTTTTCAAAACACTGGCCCGCTGCCCAAGCAACACTCGCTGATGCTGATGCTGTTGGTTATGTTTACGCTGATCCTAATATTGTATTCGGATGTCAAACCGCTGGTACTGCGTTGTTTGCAGATAACGGTGGCTTTTTCGACTTAACAGCTACAGCAGGTAGTACAACAACAGGCCGTTCCGCGCAGGAAATGAACCAGGCAGCAAGCTCTATTGATTGTTTGCGACAGATTGGCTTAGTTAAACGTGCAGGAAATGCCTGGGGTGCTAATGCGGAAGTTGAAGTACTGATCGCAATACATGCTTATGCACCAGCAGCAGGAGTAACAATCTAATGGCTATTAACAGAGCACAACTCGTAAAAGAGTTAGAACCTGGGCTGAATGCATTGTTTGGTCTTGAGTATAAGACCTATGCCGATGAAACGACTATGATCTTTGAAAATGAAGGATCGGATCGTGCATTTGAAGAAGAAGTTTTACTAGGTGGATTTGGTGAAGCGGTAGTTAAAGATGAAGGCGGTGGCGTAACGTACGACACAGCACAAGAATCCTGGACTGCTCGCTATCAGCATGAAACCATTGCACTGGCCTTTTCGTTAACCGAAGAAGCAATCGAAGATAACCTCTACGAGAAGCTATCGGCACGATATACGAAGGCGTTGGCTCGTTCCATGGCACATACCAAAAATGTTAAAGGCGCAGCCGTGTTAAATAACGCGTTTGCCGCTACCGGTTATACCGGCGGTGATGGCCAAACATTATGTGCTACCCATACGCTGTTATCTGGTGGAACACTCGCCAATGAGCCAAGCACTACTGCTGATCTCAACGAGACTTCGCTCGAAGCAGCTTACATCGCCATTGCTGGTTGGAAAGACGAACGTGGTTTGTTCATCTCGATTAAACCCACCAAGTTGATTTTGCCGCCTGATCTGTGCTTTGTCGCAGAGCGCGTATTGAAGTCAACACTACGGGTTGAGTCAGCCGATAATGATATCAATGCTCTCAAGAGCAAATCCGCTATTCCTGGTGGGTACGATGTCAATCACTTCCTGACGGATACCAATGGTTGGTTCCTTAAGACTGATGCGCCTAACTCGTTGAAGCAATTCACACGTGCGAGACTGAAGACTGGAATGGAAGGCGATTTCGAAACTGGAAATGTTCGCTATAAGGCCCGTGAGCGTTATTCTCATGGTTGGTCAGATTACCGTGGTATCTACGGATCACCTGGTATCTAAAGTAGTACGAGGTGGGTCATTCTGGCCCACCTTTTTTTTAAAACATAGATTCCAGAACTCTAACCTAAGAGCATAACGGAAGTTGACGCGAGCGATCGCAGGAAAATAATATCATGGCCAATAGTCATTTCAAGGGGCCACTATCGGTAGGTAGTGGACAAGTTGAATCTCTTATTACCACTAAGACACTGGATAAAGAAGACAACGGTAAGACGTTCTTCTTGAACCTGGCAGGCGGTTTCACAGTAACATTACCCGCACTCGCTACGGTCGATGCCGGTTGGAAAGTTAAAATCATTGTCGGTATCACACCGACTACTGCTTATATCGTGACAGAGCTGGTTGGTACGGATACTAATAAAATTGTCGGTAATGTAAATACGAGTACAGCAACAACTAGTGCATCTAAGTTTAATGCAACTGGCTTTACCCTGGTTACCTTCGTCGTGTCCTCTGGCGCAGTCAAAGGCGACTATATTGAGATCGTCAGTGACGGCTCTTTTTATTATGTATCA